CACCACTCACGACCCTATAGCGCCAAATGGCTGTGTGCGTGCCCGTAGCCCAACCGCTACCAGTTGTCGGCGTGAACACACCGGCGTAGCGGCCTATTCCAAGTCGGGAACCAACTGGCGGGTCGTTCAGGTTGATCGTCGTTGCGGCAAGCTTCTGTACGCCACTTGCGTCTAGGACCTGCAAGGTCAGCGAAAAGATGTCCGTGAGCAACCCACCCGTTTGGTACTCAAAAGTGATGAGCGGGTTATCGGCACTAACAGCTTCGCTGAGGACGACGCCAGGCACGAGACCGGTTATACCACAGGGGGAAAGAGGGCCGCGAGCACCCGCGTCAACGCGGGGGCCTAGACCCAATAGAGTGGGCTGCCTTCTTGATCATCTTGATGGCAGCGGCGAAGCGGCTCTCTTTGGAACTTAGGTACTCGATGTGGAGTTTCCGGATGCGCTCCTCAGTCTCTCGGAAGACCACACGGAACTCGGGGCCGTCCCGCCAGATGTCAGCCGGGTTGACGTTGTTGCACATCAGGTACGCGACTAGGTCCAAGTCCCACAGGACCACAGTCCCATCGGGACCGACTTGGTAGGCCCGCCCGCGGTCGACTCGCATCGACCGTATAGCCGTGCCTACAGCTTCCTGGTCGTAATCTGCTGCACGAAGCGGGGTTCGGGTAGGGTCGGGCACGGGTTACATCCGGCCGCGGCCTCCGCGGCCCCTAGACGGTCTGAGCTGCGCCGTGGTCAGGTCCCCTGCATTCGGGGGCAATTCGGGCTGACTGGGTGGCACAGACAACGGCGCGGGGAGCGCATCCTTCGTGGGACCGTTTGCGTCGATGGGTTCGGGAACCTTCGCGACGACTACGGGTGCGGGAACAGGCTCAAACACGGGCATCGGGACCGGTTCGGGCACTGGTGTCGCGAGAACTGCGGGAATCGGCTCCGGGACTACGGCGGCCGGAATCACGGTCGCAGGAGCTTCAACCGGAAGCTCTTGCAAAGGAGGGGGCAGCTTTGGTAGCGCAGCGTCTCGGCTCGGGCCCTTGGGGACTGGTACACCGCGTGGGTCGCCCTGGCTCAGGTCGATCTCGCGCACGGTCTGCACGGGAACCGGCGCGGCCTGAGCGACCAGCCCGAGCTGGACGAGGCGCATCTCGTTCTCGCGCGCATCAACCTTCTGGCGGTCCTCGTCGGTGTAGATGTCGAAGAGCCTCGGCGACTGATCGTCATCGTAGACCTGCGTCAAGGCCATGAGCGCCTGGGCCTGCGGTGGAGTGACCTTGTACCAGACAGGCTTTTCGCCACCCAGGTACGTGGTTCCCGCGAACCCGTAACGGCGGACGTTGCAGTTCTTCTTGGGATTGAAGGGCACGAGTCGCGCCCAGTAGAAGGCTTGAACCATCAGGTTGACCTCAGTTGTTCAGGGGCGCGGTCGGTAAGTGAACCGACCGCGCCACAGTGGCCCCTTACGGGGTCTTACGGAGCCGTCGTGAGAAGCGTAACAGCCTGACCGGCCAGAACCGCCGTGCGGAGCTGGTTGATCAACGTGACGGCCGTGTTGTACTTAGCCTTCAAGTCGTTCGCGAGCGCACGGGCTTCGCCCAGGTCGGTCTTGAGTTCGTTGATGAGCGTGACGGCCACGTTGTACTTGGCCTTCAGGTCATTCGCAAGCGGCGCCCCGCCCCAACCGAACATCTGTCGAACGCTGATGTCCTCGGACTGGGTAACGGTGGCATCGCCTGTGCGGTTGAGCAGACACAGCGCGACCTTGACCCAGTTTGCCGTCGTCGCCGCGGCAGTGATTGCAGCGTCGTTCGGAGCAACTTGCGCGCCGGTGGCAGCAGGTGTTCCAACGACCGGGATGGTCGTCAGGTTCCCACCAACGTTGCGTTCGACGATCCAGGCCAGACAAGACTGGCCGTTGGCCAACAGCAACGAACCAGTGTGAACGTTGAAGTCGACTTGCGCGACCTCTGCACCGCCAACGGCTGCGATGTAGCTGTAACCAGCGGTGATGTCGACGTTCCAGTCCGTGTTTCCGACGCCGGGGGCCTGCGAGCTAGGTGTCGACGGCGTTCCGACGATCAGGCCGTTCATAATACCATTGGCCTGATTTGCGTCTGCAACTGCGGTAGCGACGCTGTCAGCCGCAGCCGTCGCCGAGACGTCGGCTACAGCCGTAGCAGACAGCGCCGTCGCTGCAACAGCCGTCGTGCCCACCACGGCAGCCAAGTCTGTTGCAACATCGCGCAGTGCAGTCGCGAGGCTAGGCGTTCCACCCGCTCCGTTAGGAGCGAGATTGGCACCGCCCGAGCCGAAAGAAGTAGTGATGGCTGCCATGGTGATCTCCTCTTGGGCTCGGGCCTAGACGTGCAGGACCGTGGCGTTGACGGTAACCATCGACAGGTCGCCCATGTCCGCGACCTCGGCACCGGTCACGTTCACGATGGCGTGAATGGTCCCCGCCGCACGGTCCCAGATGTAGTGGTTCGTGGCGTCCGGATCGATGGCGACGGCCAAAATGTCAGCCGCTGCGATGCCGAGCAGGGTGTGAATGGCGATGGTGTCACCTGCCGGGTTCGCGTACGAATTCGACAGAACAGCGCTGATGCGTCGGCTGAAGATGGTCGCCGACGGCGCCACGTGCGGCGAAGACACGAGAGTTACGGAAGTCGTTGCGCCCATTGGGGCCTCCTTGTTGCTACCGCGGTTCGTGCGCGCCGCCTAAGCGGCGCGCTGTGCTTGGTTCGCTCGTACCCTACTAGGTGCCGACGACGTTGATGACCTTGGACGAAGCGTTCACCTCGACCAGCTTCGTGTCGAAGCGGAGCGACGCCACGATGATCACGACGCCTGCAGAAGCGTCTTCCTGCAGCTGGACGCGGATCTTGCGCCAGATGCCGACAACCACGTTCGCGGGCGCTGTGTGCAGGACCTGGGTCACGCTGCCACCGGTTTCGGTGGTCGGCGGGAACTCGGGAACCGCGATGACCGGAATGTCGGCGTACTGCGTGTTGCCGCTCTGCAAGAGAGCTGCATCACCAAGCGCCGTTGCGCGATCCGAGAGCGAGTCTCGGTAGTCGATTCGCGCCTGTCGATTCGTCCAGAACCTCAGGGTCGGGTCGTTCGAGAACTCGTCGTCCAACGCCTTGATGACGTCGCGGAGGTGCGTCTTGTTGAGGCGCACGGTTCCTGCGTTCACCTGATTCGCGGTCGTCTGAACGAGCACGCCGTTGAGCACTGCGAGAAGCGCGTTGCCCGAAATAGTGGAGCCGTTGATGACGACGGTCTCCATATCTCGCGCGATGGCCTTCGACAGCATCTGCATGATGGTGTTGTTGAACGAGCTGCGCTCGATCTGGTCCTCGAGAACCTCGTTGCTCATCCGCACCTCAGCCTTGAAGAGCTGAGCGTTGAGCTGCACGGTCGACATCGTCGGCCTGGAGCGCATCGCGAGCGGCAGGGCCGTCGCTTCGACGCCCGGCTGCAGGACGCGTCCGGCGAAGCGGGTCTTGTCCATGTCTTCCTGGTAGGAAGCCATCGGCTTGACCGTCACTTGCTGGATGAAGGTCGACTCGCGGATAGCGAGCCGAATGAACTGATCCGCCTGCGCGGGGCGGAGGATTCCACCCGAAGCCAGATCACTCAGCGCGAGGTCGGCCTTCGAGAGGAGAGCGCGATTGCTTTCGATACCCATTTCAATCTCCCTTGTACGGTTCTTGTTGACCTCTGGACCTTGCGCTAGCTCTTCCCGTGGGCGCGGTCGTAGGCGGCCCTCGCATCGGGGTCGTTGTAGTTGTCCGGGAACATCCACGATTCCATCTTGTCTTCGACGGGAGCCGCGGTCGGCTCGGGTCGCGAAGCGCGGTCTGCTGGCGTCTGCAGCGCCTTGTTCAGCTCCACGCGGGCAGCGCGGAGTTCGTCGTTCGACTTCGCGATCTCAGCGCGCAGCTTCGCGAGTTCGGCGTCGACAGCCGGTGCAGGCGCGGCGACAGGCGCAACGACCGGTGCCGGTGTATCCGCAACGGGCGAGGGGGTTTCGGGGGCCGTTGCAACCGGCGCGGCTTCGACCGCAGGTTCAACAACAGGCTCAACTGGCTCTGCGACAGCTGCGGGTTCCTCGGTCGTCGCCGTGGCGGCGGGTGCAGGCGGCGCTGTCGCGGCAGCTTCCGTAGCTTCGATCTCAGCAAGCCGCGCAACGGCCACAGCATCAGCCGCATCGAGTGCGTCAGACGCGACGTCCTGCGCTTCGTCGTCGTCGAGACTGTCGAGTGCTGCTGGGTCACCGGCGATGGCATGTTCGAACAACGCACTGAGCGCGTCCTGACCGACGAGTTCGACGCCGGCTTCGCTCTTGTGCATTGGGCCCTTCGGCATACGGGACAGCATCGTTCGCATCATCGCGAGCAGCTGCTGCATCTCGTTGACGCCGGCCTTGTCGAACTTCCCACGCTGAAGCCGCGCAGCAAGTCGGTTCGCGCGACTGGCGATTCGCTGGCGAATCCTGATTTCAGAACGCTTCTCCATCGGACCTTCCTCCATGCGGTTCGGTGCGTCAGGCACAACGCCTGGGAACTGCCCGACGAATGCAGCTGCTTCCGCCAACAGTTCGGACGGCAATTCAAATTGCGGACTATCCTCTGCGTCGAGAAGCTTTGTGGCGGCCACAAAGTCTTCGAGTGCCTTGCACAACGCGACTCCGGCAGCACTCGGCGCTACGTCGAATTCCACCAGAGGTGTGCCAGCAGCATTTTTGCGGACCAGGAAGCGCCTGCGATTAGCGCCCCGATCAACGATGGAGACTTCTTCAGTCACCATGTCGCGGAGTCGATATCGTGGTTTCGCCAAGTTCAGTCCCAATCTGTGCCAAGCACTCTGCCGATATCAACAGATACTGTCAAGTCGGCTTGATCACACAGGAGTATAGGCCAGTCAGTGGATTGGGTACAACACAAAGACGATCGATGGTTACTGTGGAGACTATGGAGTGGAGCTAACTGGCTCCCGAATGCCTGTACCGCCAATAGACCACCCGGTAAATTCACCGTCTTTGACCTTCTTCCAAAGCGCATCTGACGCAATTCGGGCGCCGAGTAGCCAGGTACCCTTCTTGACCATTTCGTCGCCGATTTTGCAGTCTTCTGGGGCCAGATAGGATTCGAGGATCCGTATCTCCTTCTCGTCGGCCATGCGCTCGTGCATCACGCCACTTTGTCGGTAAAACTCCATGTACCGATGTGCGGTCTTTCGGATTTCATCTGCCGAGTAGATGTCGCCCTGTGAGTCCTCAACTTCAGGCTCGAGCACGACGCCCAGTACAAAGCGCTCCTCTACGTCGTCACCAGTAGGTTCTTGGTCCAGCTCGGCTTTCAAGAAACGCACACCGAGGCTCTTAGTCGTAGAAGTCTTGCCTTCAGCTTCCACTAGAAGCCGCCTAGCTTTGTCCTGCAGTCGCTTCTTCCCGGCATCGTTGAGCCCCGGAACCTTGCTTTGTGGGATACGCGCAATTGCATTCCGCAAGTGCGGCAGGTCTAGCTTTCCATTCTTGTCGCGCACAGGAAAGTACCGCAGAGACCGTGGCGTGGTGCGGTCGGAGCCGTCTTTGAAACCACCTGCTGCGATGTACATGAAGGCAGAATCAGGCAAGTCGTTGACTGTGGCGGTGCTCCAGACAGCCTTCGAAAACCAGGGTAAGTCAGGCTCTTCTTGCACAAATGCAACGCGTTCGTTATCGAACTGCAGCTCCTTGTACTGTGGTTCATCGACGGCGAGTTCAACCACACCGCGAGCGAGGTCGGTGAAAGCACATGGCGTACTCGTCGGATTGAGGTTGATACCCGCCGCGACGCGACCGGGCGTCACAGCACCCGGCCTCGTCGCGGTAGCGAATTCAGCTACGTTGGTGCCTGTGTACACCTTGTATATGTAGCCAGGCTCACCGTCGTCGCGACCGTCACTGGCGCAGTACAGTTGGAACGTCTCAAGCACATCAGCGGAGCGCTGCAAAAACAGGTGCTCAACGCACTTGTACAAGCCGCCGTGCAACGATACCGGAACGTCCCACGTCTGTTGCAGTAGCGCGAACTCGAGTCGCAAAGTTCGCGCCGAACCTGCGAGCCCGCCTACAGAAGATTCCTCAAGTTCCGATGCGCTTCCCGGGATCTGATGGATCGGTTTGTTCGGACTTGAAAGTGTCATCGTCCAATGAAGCTACCATAGGACGACCCTTGCCGGAAACGCCCCAGCTCTCCTCAGCAGGTCGCGGCTCGTATGGTGTACCGTCGATCTCACAACGCAACGCATGCGGCAACATGTCGAGGGTCTTTTCAAGGGAGTACTGACAGTCCCGACGCAAGATACCGAACCACTTGATGTACATCTGCGCGCGGCGTTTTGTTTCGGACTCGGTAGGCCGAATGGGATTCAACGTCACGATGGAATCGATATTGAACGAATTCCAAATCGTGCCCTGCATGTGCCGCGCGACAAGTGCCAAGTCGTCCTGGTTGTTGACCAGATCCGCAAACGGCAATTCGCCAGACTTCGTGATGATCTCCATGTGCTACTGACCTCCAATGATCTTCCGTACCACGTGCGGTGCTATCGGCAGCGTTGTGAGTCTTGCGCTATCGCCTGTAACAACAGTTGGTTTTGTGTGTGCAAAGCGAACCTCGACGCCTTGTTCGTTTCGCCGGGCCAACACAACACGGCCGTTGCCGAAACAATCCATGCACGTCGCGAATACTAGCGTCGCGTGCCACCACGTGGTGAGCACATCGCACAACGGCAGTATGTGACCACAGCCGCGACATTCTGCCAGGCCTCTGTCGGCCAGCTCCAACGCACGGATAACGGGGTCTACGTGTGGGGGTAGCAACGGTGCTTCTGACATCAACTACCGGTCATACCACAGGGGGAAAGAGGGCCGCAACGCCCGCCGCTAGTCGTTGCCGTTCGGTTCTTCAGCACTGCGTACCCTAGCGCCGTTAGGCTTCTTTGCCTGCGGGCGTATCGGTTCTGGCCGCGCTACGGCAGTTTCCTCGGTAGGCATCGTAGCTGCATCGAGTTGCGCCGTTGGTGCTTCAGCTTGGCCTTCCGTCACACGTGCGGCCTCGGCGGGGCCCGACACGGCCCGCGTCAAGGCCAGTGTCAGCGCCAACGGCCTACGCGTCCACTCCTCCTTGATGGGTGGTAGCTCGCGATTGTACACGGCCGAGGCTAGCTCGCGACCTTCAGCGGGCGTGAGCACGCCTTCCTTCGCATGGTCGGTAATCGCCTTGGCCAGTGCCTCAGTGTCGAACATATCAGGTGCGTTTGACTGGAACTTCCAGAACCGCACGTTCAATGCCGGCATGATGCGGCGGTTGATGGTCTCGTCGAACTCATTACGCAACGGGCGAAAGACCTGCGCTTCAGCCTGGCGCATGGCGGCCAAGCTGCCCGGGCCCGAAACGCCGCGTAGGGCTTCAGGTACCCGAAAGCTCATGCCCAGCTTAGCCAGGTTGTTCGCGTCGTACTTCTGGAAGAGACCGTCATCCTGCTGTGCATCACGCAGTGGCTTGAACTCGATCTTCGGCACGATGCTAGCTTTGGACGGGTCGGAGGATGCTGCGGCCGGTTCGGCTTCGAGCACAATCACGCGATGAAAGTTCTTGATGCCTTTCGTATCGTTCTTGAAGAAGCTCTCGAAACGCGACAGCGAATTCGCCGCCAAGCGCCCACCGGACACGAGTAGCGCTAGCGGCGGAACGGCCTTGTTGTCGAAATACGCCTCGTTGATCTGGTCCAACTCGCGCGAACCGAGCACGCCAGGCATGTTGCCGACCCAGCGCGGAACCCCGTAAGAAGACCCGGGCGAGAAGACCTTGAAGTGCAGTATCTCGGTAGCAGGCCTAGCCTTGGGCTCCGCGCGCTTCAGCGTTGCGGCGTCTTTGTAATACTTGCCGCTCAGATGCGACACCGTGCGCGGGTCGCCGAATTCCTTGAACCAACAGCTGACGGTCTCGCGATTCCCGCCGCCGGTTTGTTCTACCGACTGCACCTGGGCATAGCGCCGGAAGTAGCGCTTCTGCGTCACTTCCTTCCAATGCAAATCGGTTACACGGATACGCTCTGCCACTTCAGTCGGTTCCGTATCAAGCTTCGCGAGCCGAATCGTGGTAGCCGGCACGTGCAGCAGCCGTGCAACACGGCCCAGGCGATCTCGCGGCAATTCCCAATACGCATTGCCGAGCAGCTCCAACTCCGTACGGCTGTTGTTGCGCAACTCAATGAACGACCCGTCTGGGTTTGCGAACGCAAAGAACGCGCGCACACGCGCGAGTTCGAGGGCACCCAGCCGCCGCAGTTTCTTCAGCCGTTCGTCAACCTCATCAGGCGTAGGTTCGGTGACGCCGTCGTACGCAGCCAGCTCAGCATCCAACGTAGGCGCTTTAGCGGGAACATCTGTCGTAGTCGGGGCAGCCGTTTCCTCTTCTGCCACGACTAGACGTTCAAGGAACATCGCGGCGTGCACACGTTCGTTCGCGTCCGGGGCACTGAGGTTGATAGCCGGCTCGAAGCGGAAGCCGCTCGCGTCGATGTTGGTCACGTAGGCATCGATGTTTGGCCGCAGGCCTGAAGAGATATCGAGCAGCTCAGCCAGCTTGTTCATGTCGTAAGGCGGATCGAGTAGATCGCCGCTGGCAGCTACGCCAGATTCAGCCAACAACGTACGCAACGGATTCTGTCCGTCTTCGTCCGCCTTCACGAGCATGACGCGCACACGGGCACCAGGAGACTCTGGCGCCACCGGCAACGGCGGAAGCTCAATAACGCCTGTTGAACCTACGGCAATCGGGTCGAGGCCTTCCACGTGTTGCAGCATACCGCGATTGGGCGACGGGGCCTAGACCCGCGTCACGGCTGGCCCTTCTCTCCCCCTGTGGTATGACCGGCAGGTGCCAGTGCCGTAACCTCAGAAGCGAAGAACAGTCTTCCGCGTCTGGACATGTCCACGCCAGCTACCAAGGTCCATAAGTAGCCGGGCGTTTCACCGAGTTGCGGGTTGAGTTCACGCAAACGAACCTCGACTTTGCGGGCGAGCACACCGAGGCTGTACGGGTCCGTCTGTGGAATGACCCATTGGGGAAGTTCCGTGATCATCCAACGCTTGATCGCTATGTCGATACGATGTTGCAGGTCTTTGACCGCATCGCAGGGCGTCTGGACTTCTGGTTCCATCACAATTTGCCCTGCCTTTCGCGTGCGAGCAGGCCTGCGATGTCCGGTGCAGTCCAACCAGGAGGCTTCTGTCTCTTACCGTCAGCTCGTACGGGTCCGGCAGCTTTCAACAAATTGGTGCGTTGCACTTCCTCGAAGTACGGTTGCAAGTCCACACCGAAGGCCACTGCGGTGCCGAAGATGACGTAGAGCGCGTCGCACATACCATCGATTGCACCGACCATGTCGCCGTTGCGGATCGCGGTCAGCGTCTCACTGACCTCTTCTTCGATGAGCGTGCAGCGCAAGTCGGCATCTCGTATTTCAGGTGTCCTACCAACGGTCTGTTCCATGACTTCGTGGAATACCTGCACCATGCGCTGCATGGAGTTCCCAGCGCGCCGCGTGCCGCGATTGGCTGATTCGATTCGTTTCTGTTCGAACAGATCTCCGCTGAAATCCACACAGTCCGCGCAGATGTACGCTGCTGCGCCGGCAATGAGCCGCCGTGTGGCCGTCTGAGGCTGTGCACAAAATGAGCAACAACGTGCAGTCAGCTCTGTGAGCGCAACTTGCGTTGTGTGATCGTCGAACATGGTGGGCCCCACAGTCTAGTACAACTGCTCGTCGTTCTTGTAGTATCGAATGTCCTGTAACGAGAGCATCACGAATCCTTGGGGAACACAGAAGTCAGGCCCACGCAGGACGTGGGACACACGTGCCGTGATCGCGCGCTTCAGACCACAGTTTGCGCGGGGATCCCACTCCCGTAGATGTAGGGTGTCATTCAGGGCAAAGCCGCGGTCATCACGCCTAAACTCTGCGGTCTTCTGGCCCAGCCAAATAGGCTCGAACGAGGCGGTCCAAGTCTTGAGTTCGTGAATCATAGAAGACCGTTCTTGTCGCACCACCACTCAGCCAAAACCAGTGCGCCCTCGTCATGTTTGTTGCCGTCCCATACCTCGGAGTCCTCATCTATGACGGACTTTGGTATCCACGTCTCGTGATTACCAATAGTCACCAAGAGTGCCTTGTCTGTTTCAAGCAGTACCTTCACGTCCTCAAAGCGACACGTAGCCATAGTTAGCGCCTCGGCAGCGTCGGCTGCAGCCGCAATTCACGGGCTGGATCAATCGACTTTCGTAGCTCATGCACTAGATGTGGCGGGAAGCGCGCCCCGAGTTTGACAGGCCACCAATGTGGAGGTGGCACCTTTTGTGGCGCAGACTTTGGCGCTGTTGTGGGGCTAACTGGTGCAGTTTCTGTTACTGTTCCCAAGACGCTGGTCCTTTCAGTCCGCTGTTGTTCCATCTGAGCATTCAGGACACGGCAAGTCCGCACCGTCAGGCATACAGTGCGCACAGCCCTGTCTGCTGCACGTCATGCAGTTGCAGGGTTCGC